ACAGGAAAACCAGGAAGTGGAATGAGAGTTCCAAGAGTTATAGCTAATTTAGAACCTTCAGATCGTATAGGATTTATAACTCCTAATGCAGTTGGATCTGATCAGGCAAGATATACCGAACAGTTAAGAAGTGAGATAAGGTTAGCTCTCGGTGGTATTGATGATTTAAGTATCACTAACGTAACGGCAACTGAAATTAAATCAGCTTATGGTCGAGTTAGTGCAACAGCTAAAAAGAAATGTTTACAGATTTATACCTATGGAATCTGCAGATGCTTCGAATTAATGATTTTCCATGAAGAACAGATTTTTAGAAAATCACTTGCTTTTGCTGCAGGGTTAAAAGTACCTGTTCCACCGGAAGATGTTGAAGATCCAAAACAAGTAGAAAAATTCGAAAAACAGAAAGCAAAATATGAACAGAAATTGCAAGCTGCAGTCGATGAAGCCTTAGAAAAACAAGAGATTCCAGACGGAGTTGTAGGACTTGCACCAGACGGAGATAGGACGGTACTTTGGAGATGGATGGGTCCTGTGTATGAAGACACTGCACAGGATAAATTAAACCAATCCATCTTTACTAGAAACCTTCAAGAATTGGGGGTTGATAGTATAGAAGCACTGAAGTATTTATTTCCTTCAAAAACTGATGACGAAATTGCTGGGATGCTTTCCGGTTTTCCATTCAGAATGGTTGGGGAAGTTCAAAGGGCGTATTCTTCATTTATTGATTTAATAAATCAGGAGATGAGGACTCCACACCCTCAACAACCTAACCTACCAATGGCAGCAGATCCCCGTCTTGATCTCACTCCATTCTTATATCGAACATTAGAAAGTTTACAAAAAGAGGTAACTTATGCAGGACGCTACCGCAGCTCAGACCCAATCGGCACCCCAAGTATCCCAGACCCCACAGACCAGCTACGTGGCTCCACAAACAGCAGCCCAAGCTCCCTCCGTGGCGACTTCCCCACAATGGGTGGCTCCAACAACCCAACAGGTGGCACCGGCACCACAAGTGCAAGCCCAGATGGGGGTTCAGGGCTACCAATCAGCCCCTACTCCGTACAGCCCCCAGCCACAGCAGGCGACTCCACAAGCGGAGAACCCATACAAGGACGCATTCAACAGGGTGGTAGGACTCCTGAGTTCACCAGTCCAATTCCCGTTCCAGGGTCAACAGTCTCAAGCGACACCAGCAGTAGACCAGGGCAACTACGGATACCCACAAACAACCCAGTACAGCAATCCGGCTCAGCAGACTTATATGCCTTCGAGCAACAACAACCTGGGGTACTCCAACAACTCTTCCCAAGTTTCTTCGGAAATAACAGACCAGCAGCTCCTAGCAAACGGAGTAAGTGAAGCTAGTCTTGAAGTAATCAACCATTTTGGTGCTGATGCTCCTGCAGTTTTAAATAACTATGCTTGTCAGATTGAAGATTCATTAATACAGACTAATCAGCAATTACAAGAAGCTGTTGGTTTGTTACAGGAAATGTCAGAGGAGCATAAAGCTTATGAACAGATTTTGACAGATCCAGATGTTTTAGCAGATTATACATGTGAGTTCTTCGGACCAGAAGGACCTTATCCAGTAGAGGAAGATCAGCCAGCATATGGTGCTCCACAGGCTCCTAATTTTGCAGGTCAACAGTTCCAGAATCCACAGGCTCAAGCACAGGCACAAGCTCCTGTAAGACCAGATATGCCTGTACCTCCTGCTCCACAAGCTCCAGCTGATGCTGGCGACTTCTGGAAGGACTTTGGAGGAGCTGCAGATCGTGATCCACAAAACGCATGGAGATATTTAAATGCTGCTCAGCAAAACCCTGAAGTATTCCGTCAGAAACTTCTCGTAATGGAGTAAAGCTAAAAGGGGTGGGTTTCCACCCCATTTTATTTTTTTGCTATGAAAAAGAAAAAAAGTACAACTGAGAAAGCTGATCAATTTTTATCAGGTTTAGGAACTGCAGGAGGAGCTATTGGTTCACCTCAGTTATTAAGTTTTGGTGGGGGAGATATACAACGTCAGGTTACTTCCGGAAATATAGATGAGTATGCAAGTATAAGGATGAGACAAGGAGATACAAGAATAGGAGAGTCAGCTGCTATGCCATCTGATTTAGATGCCTCATATTTAAAATTAAATTTGCCAGGATCTCCTTTACCAACTAATGGTTTACTAGCTCCACAAAATATAATAGGTGCTCAACAAACACAGGATATGATTTTGACCGAAGAGCAAATGTTCTTAGCACAATACTTACCTGCTGCAGGATTAAGTCAATTACCTGTAGGTCAGCCTCCGTTAGAATCAGGAAAAGGCAAGAAGTAAATGGACACTAAAAAAGTTAAAAAAGCTGTAAAAATGGCAGAAATGGCTCAAGACTTGATGGATCTTGAGGATGCTATGGCTGAAGCAGGTGAATCAGATCTTCAACCTGAAGACGGATATATTAATCCAATGGGGAGAATAGGAACTGTTCCTCCTTCTACATATTCTTTAGGAAATATGTTAAATGGAACTACAACTCAATCAGTAATAAATCCAGAAACTTAAATAAGTAGAAATATTAAGTCAATTTATAATTGTTACTAATGGAATTTATTTTCCAGTATTCAGAGCACTTTATCGTGTTCGCAATCAGCAAACCTAGCTGAAATTCAAAAATGTTTATAGATAACGATTTTCCGAAGCTGCTGGGTGCCGAGTTATATAGACCACATCCTGCGTATATCGTAGAAATGGCAACAGAGCCAGTGGTCGTACATGACTTCACCAAGCAGCCAGGTCAGACTGTTCAGTTA